GTTCCTAATGGATCAGCGGGTGCAGCTCGGTCTGTACGTAAAAGCATATCCTTCTTGGAGAAATTCGAGAAGGTTATTTTCATGATGGATATGGACACCGCCGGACAGGACGCAGCGCACGAATGTGCAAAGCTTCTATCCCCTGGCAAAGCCCATATCGCCCACCTACCCCTGAAAGATGCCAGCGATATGTTAGTCGCTGGTCGTGGCTCAGAGGTTATTGATGCTATCTGGAGTGCTAAACAGTACCGTCCAGACGGCATTGTGAACGCTGCTGATCTCTGGGAAGAGGTCTCAGGCAGTAACGAAAGCTTCCGTGTTCCTTACCCATTTGCAGGATTAAATATTCCTACCTACGGTTTAGGTTTGAGGGAGCTGACTACAATTACAGCGGGTACGGGCGTCGGTAAATCGGCATTCGTCCGTGAGATCGCCTACGACCTTCTTATGAATAAAGAGATGACCGTAGGTATGATGATGCTCGAGGAAGGCTTGCGTCGCACGATGCAGGGTATTCTGGGCATCCATATGAATGAAGTCCTTCATGTCAACTCTGACACTGATGAAGGAAAACTACGTGAGGCATTTGATGCCGTCACAAGCACAAACAGATTACATTTATACGACAGCTTCGGTTCTACCGACCCAGAGGTGCTTATAGAAAAGCTCCGATACATGGCTGTGGGTCTTAAATGTGATTTTATTGTGTTCGACCATATCTCGATTGCTGTTGCGGGTCTCGATGTAGATGACCGTAAAGCCCTCGATATCATGGTTACAAAGCTACGCTCACTTGTTGAAGAAACAGGCGTAGGTCTCATCATGGTGGCACATCTGCGCCGCCTTGAAGGGAACAAAGGCCACGAAAATGGAGTTACGACTAGTCTTAGTCATCTCCGTGGCTCCCAAAGTATCGCCCAAACATCCGATGTTGTGATTGGTCTCGAGAGAGATCAGCAAGGTGACAACCGTAATACTACTACGGTCAGGGTCTTGAAAAATCGCTTCAGCGGCATGACGGGCGAGTGTTGTCAGCTCGAATATTGTGAATCGAGTGGCAGACTTATTGAGGTAACAACGGAGGCTTCCCCGAATGGAGATATCTACTGACGACAGCATCTTTGAGATGGCTGACATCACAGCCGTATGTGCGGCTAGAAATCCTGAGTGGGAAGTACTCCACACGTTCTTCAACAACCTAGCACAATCTCTGGAATCCAATGGATGGAAGAAAAGGAACGGCATGACACAGCACGATAAAATTATGCGTCATCTAAAAAAAGCAGGGTCAATCACAGTACGTGAGGCCATTGTTGAATATTCAATCCAATCACTAACCAAGGTTATCTCTGTCCTACGTGGCAGCGGTTACAAGATCAAAAGCAATGTGAAGTACCACCCTGTTACTGGTCAGAAGTACGTAAGATACACATTGGCTAGCTAAGGAGATACGGATGCGGTTGATATTCGACCTAGAGAGTAACGGATTGCTGGACGAGCTTAATCGCATCCACTGTCTCTGTCTTAAAGATATTGATACTGAAGAGACCTATAGTTTCGCACCTTCTGAGGTGGAAACTGGTGTCAAAATGCTTATGGAGGCTGACCTTGTAGTAGGTCACAACGTCATAGGCTTTGATATCCCAGCTCTAAAAAAGGTGTACCCGTGGTTTCGAATCCGTAAGTCACGGGTGCGTGACACCTTGATTATGTCTCTATTGCTATACCCCGACCTCAGTGACCGAGATTGGCGTTTAGTAGCACAAGATGAAACCTTCCCACGCAATTGTGTTGGTAAGCATCGTCTTGAGGCGTGGGGACATAGGTTAAAGTGTTACAAAGGTGATTATGATGGCGGTTGGTCAGAGTGGTCATCTGAAATGCAGTATTACTGCGAACAGGATGTGGAGGTCACTGATAGGCTGTGGAAGCTCATCGAGTCTAAAGGCACTTCTCCTGTGGCTACCGAACTTGAACATCAGGTCAAGTGGGTGATTGCAGAACAGGAGCGTTGTGGTTTTCCTTTTAACGAGGAAGCTGCATTAAGCCTAAAGCTTACACTAGATAAGCGTAGAGCTGAACTCGAAGCAGAACTACAGGACGCATTCCCTCCTTGGGAAGAGGAGCTTGGTCTCTTTACACCCAAGGTAAATAACAAGGCTCGAGGTTACGTCAAAGGCGTATCCTTTATGAAAACCAAGACCGTCGTGTTTAACGCAGGGTCTCGGATGCACATCGAGTCTAGGCTCAAGGCTATCCACGGTTGGAAGCCAAAAGAGTTTACTGAGGATGGTAGGGCAAAGGTAGATGAAAAAGTATTGTCTAGCTTGCCATACCCTGAAGCTAAACTACTAAGCGAATACCTGATGATCCAAAAACGTATCGGACAAATATCTGACGGGGCTAATGGTTGGCTGAAGAAGATCAAGGACGGACGTATACATGGTCAGGTAATAACTAATGGGGCAGTGACAGGCCGTGCAACGCACAGGTCTCCCAACACTGCTCAGACACCAAGTGTATATGCCCCTTATGGTAAAGAATGTCGCTCTTGCTGGACTGCATCGAAAGGCCGTGTGTTAATCGGTGCTGATGTTTCTGGCCTCGAGCTTCGTATGCTTGCCAATAAAATGTGGCAGTACGACAAAGGTGCTTACGCCAAGGAGGTTGTTGATGGGGATGTCCACACGACAAACCAAACTGCCGCTGGCTTGCCGACTAGAAATGATGCGAAGACGTTTATCTACGCATTTCTCTACGGTGCTGGCGACGCTAAGATTGGTTCCATTATCGGTAAGGGTGCATCTGCTGGAAAGCAAATTAAGAAAGCATTCTTCGAGAAAGTCCCAGCACTCAAACAGCTTGTTCAGTCTGTTAAAAAGGAAGCTGAAAAGAACGGTTACCTAATAGGATTGGACGGCAGACAGCTCCATATACGAGCTGTATTCGCTTCCCTCAACACAAGCCTACAATCGGACGGCAGTCTGGTCTGTAAGCAGTGGCTCGTAGAGGTAGACAAAGAACTACGCTCTAGAGGGTGGCAAGATAAATGCCAGCAAGTCGCATGGATTCATGATGAGCTGCAATTCGACTGTGATCCTGATATCGCAGAGGAGTGCGGCAAGCTAATCGTGGATTGTATTGCTCGAGCTGGTGACCACTTCAATGTCAAAGTACCACTCACTGGTGAATATAACATCGGTGCAAACTGGGCTGAGACACATTAGGAGAACGCATGGCTAAGAACACGCTCCTCGTTGACGGGGATATCGTGGCCTTTCAAGCAGCAGTTTCTCTGGAACACCCTACTAAGTACGATGAAGACACTTGGATACTCTGGGCGTCTGAATCCGACACAAAAGCAAAATTCGATGACATGATGCAAACCTTGACCGAAAAGTCTGGGGCTGCTGATGTCATCGTAGCTTTTACTGATAAGGTTAATTTCAGGAAAGAACTCTGTGATACTTATAAGGCCAACCGAGCAAAGACACGCAAGCCTATGCTGCTGTCTCTGCTCAAAGACTACTGTAATACCAGATACCGTACACTGACTTATCCTCGTCTTGAGGCTGATGATGTCCTTGGTATCTGTGGAACATACGAGCCTCTTTTTAAAGAGCCAATCATCTGGAGCATCGATAAAGACCTGATGCAAATCCCTGGGCTTCACCTAGTGGATGATGAGATCGTCGAAGTAACGCCTGAACAGGCTGATTACTTTTTCCTAAAACAAGTCCTCACTGGTGACCAAGCCGATAACTATGCTGGATGCAAAGGGATCGGGGAGAAGAGAGCTACTGCTATTCTTGATGAAGACCCCACTTGGGGTGCTGTCGTTAAGACCTACGAAAAAGCAGGGCTAACCGAAGAGGACGCTATTTCCCAAGCTAGACTTGCCCGTATCCTAAGACACGGCGAGTACGACATGGAGAATGGTAAAGTAAACCTTTGGAGTCCTAATTGATGCCGAGAGATCAATCAGATGAGTTGTTAACCAACGTCAATCACCCTACCCATTACACTTCAGGTAAAATCGAAACATGGACTTACATAGTGGATGTAGTTGGCGAGTATGAGTCAATTTCAGTCGCTCATGCACAAGTCCTAAAGTACCTTGGATCACGCCTTTGGAATAAGAACAATCCCCTCGAAGATGCCATGAAAGCCAGATGGTATTTAGATGAGATGATAAAGCTTATGGAAAAAACAAAGGGGGTTAACTGGTGATGAAGGATCGTACAAGAGAATCCTATGTCGCAGAGTTCCACACAGCAATGGGTATGGAACGACACGCCCGACTTAATGTAGAACTGCTTCAGCTCCGTATGTCTCTAATTCAAGAAGAGACGCTCGAGCTGAAAGAAGCAGTCGATCATGCCTGTAGTTTACTTTGGTATCACAAGGCTGTCCCTGCTTCAGATGTTGCACATATCCTAAAAGAGCTTGCTGATTGTCAGTACGTTATTTCAGGGTTTGCTGATGCCTTTGGCTTACAGATGCAACCAGCCTTTGTTCGTGTACATGAAAGTAATATGTCCAAGCTAGTAGATGGGAAACCAGTCAAACGAGAGGACGGCAAAGTCCTCAAAGGCAAAAACTACACACCCCCTAACCTATTAGACTTGGTATAATAAACATGGCTTTTAAATCAAATAACAACCCGATGTTCCGCTCTAAATTTAGTGAGGACATCTTCAAATTCAAATACGCCCATGACGGATGTGAAACGTGGGCAGACCTTTCCAGAACACTCGTTGAGGACGTATGTGGCGAACATATGACTAAGGAAGACCGTAGTCAGCTTCAAAAATACATCACAGAACTCAAGTTTATTCCTGGGGGTCGATACTTATATTACGCAGGGCGTCCCAACAAATTCTTTAATAACTGCTATCTACTGAAAGCTGAGGAAGATAGCCGTGAGGATTGGGCAAACCTTAGTTGGAAATCTGAAAGCTGCCTTATGACAGGCGGCGGTATTGGTGTTGACTACAGTATCTACCGTCCAGCCGGATCAACCATCAGCCGTACTGGTGGTGAGGCATCTGGTGCTATCCCCAAGATGAATATGATCAACGAGATTGGTCGTCGGGTTATGCAGGGCGGTAGTCGTCGATCAGCCATCTATGCTTCATTAAATTGGCAACATGGCGATATCGAAGATTTCCTAAAAGCTAAAGACTGGCAATCAATGCCTGTAGGTTCCACAGGAAAAACCTTGTGGGACATCAAGCAAGAAGACTTCAACTTTCCAGCTCCCTTAGATATGACAAACATCAGTGTGAACTACGACACTGAATGGCTGCTCAATTACTGGAAAACAGGTGATGTCGGAAGCGTATTCAAACAGAATGTAAAACAGGCCATGCAGTCAGCAGAACCAGGGTTTAGCTTTAACTTCTTTGATAAAGAGAATGAAACCCTTCGTAACGCTTGTACTGAGGTTACCAGTGCAGATGATAGTGACGTTTGTAACCTAGGAAGTATCAACCTAGGCCGTGTTGATGATATTGAAGAATTTAGGGATATCGTTGATCTGGCAACTAAGTTCTTAATCTGCGGCACTATGAAAGCCCAGCTCCCATATAGAGCTGTTTATGAAACTCGTGAGAAGAACCGTCGCCTAGGGCTTGGCCTTATGGGGATGCATGAATGGTTAGTGAAGAAAGGGTCTCGGTATGAAGTCACCCCTGAGCTTCACCAATGGCTGGCAATTTATAAAGGTCAGTCTGACACCACTAGCCGCAGTTTTGCTGATCGTCATAGTGTCTCCCGTCCTGTTGCTAACAGGGCGATTGCCCCTACAGGTTCTATTGGCATTTTGGCTGGCACTAGTACTGGCCTCGAGCCTATTTTTGCTGTGGCTTACAAGCGTCGTTATCTAAAAGGTGGCAACCGCTGGCACTACCAATACGTCGTGGATTCAGCAGCACAAGAGCTGATCGATATGTATGGAGCCAACCCAGATAAGATCGAGTCTGCACTTGACCTCGCTGAAGATTATGAGCGTCGAATGAAATTTCAGGCCGATGTTCAAGACTACGTGGATATGTCTATTAGCTCAACAATCAACCTTCCTTCATGGGGAAGTTCTTTAAATAATGAGGATACAGTAGATGATTTCGCTAGCACTTTGGCATCCTATGCCCACAGGCTCAGAGGCTTTACGTGCTACCCAGACGGAAGTCGGGGTGGTCAACCTTTGGTATCAGTTCCTTACAAAGAAGCGGTCGAAAAGCTCGGCACAGAATTTGAGGAACACGTAGAAACACACGACATCTGTGACATCAGCGGCACAGGAGGTTCATGTGGCGTCTAGTCAATTACCAGTAATAAATGAAGCTCTTCTCGATTACCTCGAGAGGATGTTTCCTGATCGTTGCCCTAATATAGATAATGAAGCTAAGGAAGTCTGGTTTAAATCAGGTGCTGCCTCAGTCGCTCGACATCTAAGGGCAGTTTATGAACAACAAAATGAAAATATATTGGAGAATTTTTGATGTGTTTAGGAGGCTCTAAACCAACTCCCCCGCCACCACCTCCACCGCCGCCACCTCCGCCTCCTGTATTGGAGCAAGGTGCGCCGACTGAGGCAACAAGCGCAGACGAGCAACGTAAAAAACGAATGAAGGGCAAGAAAGCATCTGGAACAAAACCGTACCAGAGTTCAGCTCTTTCAATAACAGGTTCCTCTGGTTCCTCTGGCAACTCGTCAGGTGGAGTAGGAGTATAACATTATGCACAACGGTAAGACCTGTGCAGGACGCTACGAGCAACTTGCCGTTGAGCGTGAAATGTTTCTAAACCGAGCTAGAGACTGCTCTGAGGTTACGATACCAACTCTCGTGCCTCCGAGTGGTCATAGCTCGGCTACAGAATATAACACGCCATATCAAGGTGTAGGTGCAAGAGGTGTAAATAACCTCGCATCTAAATTATTGCTCTCGCTCCTGCCCCCTAATTCCCCCTTCTTCCGTCTTCAGGTAGACGATCAGACATTGATGGAACTGACTGGTGAAGAAGGTGCAAGGGCAAAAGTAGAAGAAGGACTGAACCAGATTGAGCGTTCCGTTATGACGGAAATCGAAACAACTGGTCTTCGCTCTCCTATTTTTGAAGCCCTAAAACATCTCATCGTAGGTGGTAACGTCCTAGTATACCTCCCTA